GTGTCATCAGTAAGGCGGGAAGGTGGTAGGTTGAGTGAATTGTAAAGTTTCTTTTTGAAATACTCAACGTCCTTGAGTTCACCAAGGTTCTGACCGCCTGGGAGTGTAGAGATTTCAGTTCCTCTACCACCTTCACGGCGAGGTAACCAGAAGTCTTCAAGCATTGACATATGCTTTTTATCATCACGTATTTCTCCTGTTTGTGCATCATAAACTAACTTATTTCTATAGCGAGCCATTACTTCACGTAGATATTGCTCTGCTTTTACCTTTGGAAGATTGCCTACATCGATGTAGAAAATTCTACGTTCTGGTGCTCTCGATAGTCTGTAGATTACCAAACTATCTTCAATCATACGAAGTTGATTAACTGATTTAATTGCTTTGTGAAGGAAACTCAACACCATTCTTTTGTTGAGATCTTTTAGTCCAGAAGTAACTTCTGTAATTGCATCACTTGCAATCTTTACTCCTTGGGTAATAGAGTAATCAAAATTCGACATATGTGGCATACTATTGCCAAATCCTTTTGCATTATACAAATAGTAATCTACATATTGTCCCCAATCATATTCTAAAGCACTTCCTTTAATTTGTGCTGGATCTTCGTCTTTATTAATTAATTTTTGTCTAATTTTTTTAATCTTAATAGGATCGATATTACGAAGTTCTAAAATTCCTCTTTTTGGATTTTCTAAATCAATTACTTTATGATAATACAGTCTTCCGTCAACATACCAATTTCTAATAATTTCGTGAGATGCATTATCAAAATCTAGTAATCTTTTGATATATTCAAATTCTAAACGAATTTTATTCTTTAAATTTGGACTAACATCTAAGTTAGAAAGTTCAATTTCTACAGGACTATCGTCTGCATCACTGACAACAAACTCATTAATAATTTCATCCACAGCAGAATCAACTTCTGGGTGTAACGCCATGTCTCTATAGCGTCTAATTAAATCGTATTCGTTTCTTGCTTGCCCTTCTACATCTACATATGTACCAAAATAACCGCCAGCGGCAACCGTGGCGGTATCATTGTCGTTAGGGGGAACTGGGGATTGTCCCCTAGGTTCCCCCTTATTGTTGATTAAAAAACCAAATAGTTGACTCATTTCCAGTAGTAATTCAATTTTGTGCGTCTAACTATTTAGTCATCAAACATCAGCGTTAACCTGACGGTTAGTGAGACCAGCTCTTGGAGATGCAACATCTTGTGTAGTCCAATACGAATACTGGAACTCAACGCTAAACTCTTCAATTTGATCATTGCTATCATATGCAAGATCAATTTGCGATACATTAGTTGGGAATGCATACCAAAGTTTATAAGTTCTAAGAATATTAGAACTTGTAGGAAGTGCATTCTTTTCTAGCTGGTGAACTAGAAGGTGTCTAACATATCCAGAAGTTGCAGATGGTGTTAATAGATCTGCTGTGTTACCAGCATTTCCATTAATTGATTCCATCCACTGCTCCATGATGGCACGAACTTTAAAGTCCTTATCATTAATAAATGTTGGCGACCAAGTATCGAATGTACGATCACCTGCAATCTTTACAGTTCTTCCACGGAAAGGAACTTCAATTACACCCAAGTTGGATGCTGGTAGTGCAGCAGCTTTGCACATAAGATCTGTCAATTCTTTTTCCCCACCCGCAGCAGTGGAAACTGATCCACTGCCAGTACCTCCAGCACCTACTGATGTTGGAAATTCGATATCAATAACAAACATATTAGGCTTAATGCCTTGACCAACTCTATCAATAAAGTCTGCAATTTTGCTAGTATAGACTGGCATTTTTTGTTACCTCTTAATTACTTGTGAATGATTATCCACCAATTACTTCACTAAATGCAACACCAGTTTTGGTGGCAGTGAAGGTAATTGTAATGTAGTTGATAGAACGTGTTGGTTTGATGTATAGTTCAGCAACAAATTCATTTCTATCGATAACGTCTGCGGTGTTATTGGTTTCGTCACAAACAACTAGATAATCAGTAACACCTCTTCTTGCTTGAACCTCATTTAGATATGAAGTTGCTGCACTTAAGAACGAACCTCTGGTGATTTCGTCGTTTAGATCGAATAGAACTTGCTTGGCAAGATCTCCAATTCTCTTTTCAACATTGAGGAAGAGACGGCGAACATTGATACGATCGAATGCAGAAGGAGAAGCAAGAGCAGTCTTATCTCCAAATAGAGTGATGCCAGAACCAGGGAAAGAAACAATTGGATTGATTCTTGCTTGATAAAGAGCATCTCTATCTGCTTTATTGGGATTGTATGCAAGCTTGATTGCATTTCTGAGTGAACCTCTGTTTAGACCAGCTGGGGAATACCAGTCGTCTAAAGTTGCAGAAGTGGATACACAGAGACCAGCAACATCACCGTTGCAAGCAATATAGCGGTACTTGTCGTTAAAACGATCGTAGTAGTACTTATATCCGCTATCAAATACAGCATATGAGGTAGAAGTTAATCCATCAAAGAAAGCAATCGTATTGTCTCTTTGTGTTTGAGTTGATAATGCCCCAGCATTGCCAATTTGATTGCCGACATAAGGAGAAACGAAAGCGATACAATCTTTTCTTGAAGCAGCAATTGAAATTACTCTTCCTGCTTTAGTTTTTGTATCTACTTCGGTGCTCATTGATCCACCCATTAGAACAAAATCTACAATTGTATTTTCTGTATCTAAGAATAGATCATAAGCATTGTTGATCTCGTTTGGTGTGTAAACATAATCATCTGTACCACCAGCAAGATCAGTTACTGATAATCCAACAAGAGCAAACTTATTGCCAGAAACCAGAGCAGAAGCATCAGTTCCAACTGCAATTCCCGCCCCAGCATTTGAAGGATGAATTGTAGCAGCAAATGAAGCACCAGTAAAAATTAGATCTGATTGTGCATTAATAATAGTCTCATAGTAATTTGCTGCACCTTCTGTGTTTGTTGCACCATCAATTTTGCTGAGATAAGTATATCTTGCAATAACTGTATTTGCAGCACCAGAGAGTGAACCGTCCTCATCAATTACAGCAATGTGAACTTCATCATATGAAACTCCTCTATCTGATGCATATTGTGAAGTACCTGGGCGAGGACCAATTGCAGAAAGAGCAATACCAGTTGATCCAATATTAGTATTTAAATACCAATCTTTAACAGATGAAACTGCTACGTTTGGATCTACAAGAGTTGCAACAGTAACTGTAATATTTGATCCACCACCAATAGTAGCACCAGTAAGAGTAATTGTATCTCCAGTTTCATAGTCATCGCCAGCAGTTAGTAGAGTTACTGTTACTGCACCACCAACACCACCTCCAGCATTAGCAACAACAACTTGGAATGAAGCACCTTTAGCATCAGCTGCTGGAGTATAAGTTCCAGGAGTTCTGGCAGCTTCAGTTACGCCATTATGAGTGAATGTTAAAATACCATCAGAATCTGCAAATGTATCTCCAGCAGCAATTTTATTTGCAGGAGTATTTAAGACAATTGCTAATTCTCTGGTTGCGCTAGCATAAGAGTAAACTTTACCAGATTTACCAGAAGTAAAAGTTACAGTAGCATTTACTACTGGTGTATTATCTGGATTTTCATCAAGTGTTAAAATTTGATCTGCCCCTCTATCAACAACTGCAACTTTAAGAGAGTTGCCCCATCGACCAGGAGTGCGAGCAGCAAAAACTTCCGATGATCCAGTTCCAGACTCCCATGCGTCTAGATTTTTGATAAGTACACCAGTGCCACTAGCAGTAGAGTTTGCGACTCCAGTTTCTGCACGGACAACTGCTAGTCGTCCACCGTATCCCAGGAATTCAGATGCAACGTACCAATCTCCAGCATTTGCATCAGATGGTTTTCCAAAAATTTCTACTAATTCTCTTTGTGAATTGACACTTACAATTTCACCAACGGGACCTTTAGCAAACGATCCAGCAATTGCTGCTACGATTTGTTGTGATCCAATTACAACGGCATTACTTAGGTCACGCTCCTTAATTACAATTCCAGGCGAGACTTGACTTGCCATGTTTTTCTCCTATAAGTTCCGAAATTAATCTAAAATTATTTATTATTTTTGCTCTTTCAAGTGGGGAAACGATCAATGAACACTTACCAGTCAGGATATTCCCACTCTTTAATTTTTTTATGTGCTTTTCTTGATTCGATTATTCTTTTTATTGTGCAATCTTTGCACTCATATGAATATGATGATTCTAAATTTTCTCTTCCTTTTCTTGTGATGTAGAAATCATCCATTAATGATTTAGTCTTTTTACAAGATCTACATGTTCTTTCTTTAAAGAGTAAATGCTCTAGCAAAAACTGGTCTTCTAAATCCATTAGTAGTTCCACATATACGAAACGTTTTCTTGTGTATCACCATACCAAATAGTTCCATCAGAAACAAATCCTTCATCTCCTTCAAGACCAGTAGTAATGAAACCAAATGGAGCCATATCTTGTTCGATTTGATTTCTTTGCTCTTCGTATATTCTTTGACGAACATCATTGTCCGTCATTTCTCTAAAGTAATCTTGTACTGCTAACCAAGCAAAAATGACCAAGCACATTACAAGGTCATCATGATATCCTTCGTCTGCTTCAAACGATTGCTTTTTCTGAATAAATGTGGTAAGTTCAGATATAATTTCATAATCTCTAAACAATAGTTTATCATCTTCTACGATAGCTTTTAGATTAGCACACCCAACTTTTTTAACAGTAATACTCATCTTTACACCAAGTTGAGTTTTAGTTCCAGAAAATCCTTGTCCAACGATTTGACCCGCCCTACCTCTCATTGAACACATTAATACGTTTGGATATTCTAAATCATAATTTAGAATAGATGCTACTTGATCTCCAACATCATTAACCTCACATAAAACCCATGCATTATTATATGCTCTTGCAACATCATTAATAATGTTTGGAAAGAGCATTGGTTTTATTTCATTGTTTCTATACTTAGCTACTATTTTATATGGAACTGTTGTAATATCGAAAACAATAAAAGCAGAATAATCACCTCCAACTCCCCTGCTCACATCAGCAGTGATGATGTACTCGTTCTTATCAGTTGGTTTATCGTAAACATCCAATCCTTTATTAGAACTGAGAGGAGTATCAAATACTAAAGATTTTAATTTAGATGCAGAGATTAATGTGTCCTGAGATCCTAAAAATTCACATTCAAATTCTTGAGTGAACTGCCGTTCGGAAGTATTTTTAATTGTCTCTTCTTTCCACCTAGCATCACGACCAGGAACTTGAGACCAATGTACCTCATGGTACATATATCCATTTCTTTCCTTCAGAGCATCCATCCACAACTTGTAGAAGTGGTTCATACCATATGGGGTAGAAATAATAATAACTTTTGTTTTTGAACCCGATGAAATTGTGGGATATACAGACGAGAAAAAATCGTCAGCAATGTGATTTGGAACGAAAGCAAATTCGTCCAAGAAAATAATATTGAATGACATTCCTCGGACAGCAGATGCTGATGTGGATGCTGCTAAAATCTTAGATCCATTTTCTAATTCTATATTACCTTTATTCCATACAACGACACCTTGTTGTATCCACTTAGGTAAATTTTCATATGCAGTCGCTAAACGTCCTAAAAGGTCTCTAGCAGTTGATGCTTTGTTTGCCAGAATACCAATATTAACGTTATCATTAAATAATAAGTAGTGAAGTAAGTAAGAAACAACAGTGGTAGACTTACCTGTTTGTCTAGGAAGTTTTGCAATATTAAATCTATTTGTGTGAAATTTTCTAATTAATTCTTCTTGAAAGTCCCACATTTCAAAAGGAATGAGACCTTCATCAAGAGAAACAATCTTTACATAATTTTTTGTAAAATAAACAGGATCATTTTTACATTTGATGTATTCTTTGATCTGTTCTTTTGTAAAATCAATTTGGACATTTGCTTTTTTTAGAAGCGGATTGCCAAGATAAATTTGGTCTGACACTATAAGTTACATTACTACTTGATATTTAGGGATGGTCCTCTTCCAACTCCTTCAATCTTTTTTTCCAGGTGACGCCACCTTCTTTGCCACGGCAGGGATTGATACAGGTATCATCTCCAAGATTATTACAGACCAACCCAGCAAGATCTAATTCGTTGCCAAGTTTATTTGTGCCAGTCCAGTAGTGCTGTTCACCAATCCACATAGCACCACATTTAGGACAAGTTTTTGTGTTCATTATTGTATTTTTCAAGGAACTTTTGGAAGTCGGTGGTATCCTTAATCAGTTGCCTCTTAAGTTTCCACCCCATCCATTTCATCTGAACTCTAACGAACGCATAGCGTACCTGAAGGTCAGCGTAAGCAAAGAGTTTCAAAGTTTCATCAACCCCAGCGTATGCCACTAGGATTGCGAAGAACACGATAATAAAATAAGAACCGTACATATTGTAACTCTCTGCTACAAATATTATAAGCTATGTAGCAAAAAATAATGTTACGTTTGGTTACAAATTGTTTAAAATATCTTATATTAAATATAAGATAAGTATTACAAAGAGATTTTAGGTTCAGAGTAATATTAAGAAATACTACTCTTTCATAGAGTATTGTTCTCTATAAACTTTCAATCTCTGTACAATATCGTCATACTGTTCCCACATCCACTCGGAACCAGTATTTTCTTTATAATATTCGCACGCAATAATAAGACGTGCGATATCTTCTTCTTTTAGTCTCATAATTTTTTGACACTCTAGAAGTAATTATACTGTATTTTCTAGCAATTCCACGCACGAAGCGATTTGTTGATCCTACTATCTGGATCGCTGGCAGTTTTCTTGGAGGTTAGCTTTGATTTCATGCCTTTCATTCTGGCACAAAATGACGCCCTGCGGGGATTTCCAACCTTCTTTGAAGGTGCTTTAAGGTCGCTTCCAGGATTTTCTTTTTCATAAGATTTACGCCCCTTCTCATTCAGACCTCCTTTTTTATTCTGTCCTGCTTTACGAGTCCAAGCAGCACCTTCCTCCAGTTCAAAATGATCTGATAGGTCTACGGATAGGT